ACCATAGGAGCATCAGCAACATCTGGAACGCTCGAGCTTGACAACTCCGCTGGAGCGCCTGTCATTACACTTACGGCGAATGGTCCTGGAACGTGGAGCGCCGACGTAGATGCCGAAGTGGTTTCAGTGGTTGCCGGAACGTCATTCAAGGTCAACCTGTACTACGACGATGCTCTTGTTTACTCAACGGGAACAGTTACCTCGGCAGCGCAAGCAGCTGGACGAATCAACCTCAGCGCAATAGCGACTCAGTACGTCAGCGCAGCAGCCACAGAAGGTGCAACAACTCTTCCAGTAGCAATTGCAGCAACAGCACTTTCAACAGGACTTGATGGTTCAACAATCGTCGTTGGAAATTATGTTTTCTCTCTCGACCTGTTCAACGGAGCACTTGGTTCTGGTGCTGTTGCTTGTCCTGAAATATCGAACTCGACGATGCATGATGCATTAATTGCACATGCAAACACAAACAGCAGAATTGCAATCTTGCACGATGTAGAGAGTGCAACCATTGCTGAGGTGAAAGCTACAGCAGTTGCGCTGCAAGGTGGGGACAATGCAGAACATGCAGCGTTGTACTTCCCGTGGATTGAGGTTCCAACTACAGTGAATGGTGTAAGCCGATTCATTCCACCAGTTGGTTATGTCGCAGCAAAAAGAGCAACCGCTCACAACCAGACTGGCTCTCACGTTCCAGCCGCAGGCTTGCTCTCAGCATCACGTTTTGTTACTGGCGTAAAGACAGACATCGACAAGACGAACGGTGACTCACTCGACGACAGCTGTGTCAATGCAATTAGAATCATTCAGAACTCTGTCCGAATCTATGGAGCACGTTCATTGTCATCCGATGATGAGAACTTCAGATACATAACAGCACAAGACACCGTGAATCACGTTGTTATTGAAGCTGGCAGAAGCCTTGAAGACCTTGTCTTCAGCACGATTGACGGAAGAAACACAATCTTCAGCGCAATCGAGTCACGCCTTATCGCAATTCTTTCCCCGCTTCGCGACATTGGAGCCTTGTTTGAGGCCTACGATGCAAACGGACGAAAGATTGACTCAGGTTTCACTGTCCGATGCGACGCAAAGCTCAACCCAGTCTCACAGCTTGCCGGTGGCACTGTCAAGGCAAAAGTTGGCCTTCGCGTCAGCAGCATCGGCGACAAAATCGAAGTCGACATTATCAAGTCAAACCTTACGGCGTCAGTCGTCTAACGGAGGAATAAAGCATGCCAAATACCAAAGTTTCACAAAGGCAAGTACTTGGAAGTATTGTGCCAACAAATCAGACACACCCAAAGTGGACAAGCTTCAAGTTTGCTCAGGTGTCTGGTGGTGAGATAACCGCTTCCGTTGAAAAAATCTACGAAGGCGGAAAGCTTCGCCCAACAGTTCTTTGTGCACCATCTGAAATAGGTGACATCACATTGACCGCTCACTACGACTCAGATAGAGTTGCATCAGAGCTTGGAACCGGAATCGCAGAGAAGATTGCCCGTCTCCGCCCACTCGTTGGTCGTGCAGAGTACGACGTAACAGTACAGGTTTTCGACTGCGACCTTGCAGTTCCTGGAACTGACCGCGTCTACTACAAGGCCCTTCTTGTTGGAATCACTGAGCCAGATGGTGACTCATCTTCTGGTGCACCAGCAACATTTGCTTTGACATTCGCAATCCAGGACGTTGAATCTCCAACAGCCTAGTTTCTTTAAAACTAGACAAAAAGTAGTTGCACTGGACCACGCTGTCTATGTGGTAGTTTTTGCCACATGAGCGACAACAGCCTTTACAGCACAGAAGTAGAAATTCCAGTTTCACCAGCAAAAGCAAAGCAGGCCAAAGCAGAGGCCGCCCCAAAGGGCGATACTGCGTTAGACCGACTTCGTGAAGTTATTACCAAGAAGGTAGAACGCACGGTGGTTTTGCTTGAAGTACCAGAACGCCCTGGTGTTCATGTTCGCATTAGTCCGAACATCACCCAGAATCAAATGCGTAACTGGCGTAAAGCATCTGGTGAAGATTCGCGAAATGGCCTTGATGCAACGAAATTTGCATGCATGGTTATCGGTCATACAACCGTCGGAATCGAAATCGATGGAGAAGAAGTATTTGACGATAATGGAAACGAAATCACATTTGCTTCCCCACTTCTCCTTGAGATGACAGAAACGTCACGCCCACTTCCGGATTGCGTTAGAGCATTCTTTGGTGTCGACCCACACGTTGAAGCCGCTGCATTAGCAATTCTTGATGCATCTGGGTACTCAGATACGGTTGATGCCGTGGACCCCTCGAAGGGGTCTTCGACGAACTAGTCGATTCAGCAGAAATTAAAACAGCTGCTCGACTTGGAGAACTGTTCGGGACAGACCCCCTAAAAATCCTTCAATCAGACGACATTGACTGGATGATAAGGCTTGCCTGTGCTAAAGTTATATCCAACGACCGCGAAGAGCAAGAGCGAAAGTCGAAGACTTAGCAGGCCCAAACTGCATAGCTCGGCCGCTTTTACACTCACGTGACTTAAAAACTCACATGGAGCAGTAAAGGTATGGCAGACGAAAAAATCGTCATAAAAATTGATGTAGACGCAAGGACTACCTCGATTGAAAAAACTACGCAGGCAATTAAACGCCTAAAGCGTGAGTCTGGAAAGTTTTCATCAGGACGCAGCGACGTAAACACCTATCTGAACAAAATGGACAATGGGCTGACAAAAAGCACCAATCAACTTAAAAGGCATTTTGACTTCCTTGACAAAGGAGTTAAAGCTTTCGGCGGAGTATTAACTAAATTCGTAACGATGGCCCTAAAGGGTGTAATCCTTGAAATGGCCTTAATGGGCGCTGCAATGATTGGTATCCACGGTTTGTTTATTGCTGGCAAATTTCTCGCCAAAGCCTACGCTGGAGCTATGCAGGTCATAGCCGGTGGTGCTGCCGCTGCTGCCGTGACGATTGCTACTGCCGCAGCGGCAATACGAGAGCAACAGGCCGCAATGTTTGCCTACAGGGGTAAAGGTGCAGGCGAGTTTGGTTCAGGCCTCAATCAAGCGCAAGTTGCTATGCGTGCGCTCCAGATGGACGCGAGCCTGGCTGGTCTTGGTGTGGCAAACCTAAATAAAGCATATGCATCAATGTCGAAAACTATGACAACACCACAGATAAATGCTTCAACTGGGTTGTTCAAATCGCTAATGGACTTTGGTGCTGCAGGCCAAGACCCTGGTGCGGCAGCAGAAAAAGTCGCAGTAATGATTGCGGCCCTTTCTGACTCAAAGAAAAGCCTAGGTGACGTAAAGGCCGCAGCAACAGCAATCGGTCCAGAAATGTCTGAAGCATTGAAAAAAGCCAATGTAAAAACAAAAGACCAACTCAAGCAGTTAATTATGTCTGGAGAACTCGCAAAGCTTGGTGGAGTTGCTGGCCAGTTTGATGCTGTCAATCAAACTCTTATCGGACAAATAAAAACCTTTTTCAATTTAGTGCGTGGTCAGTTTGCTGATTTCGGTGGGCAATTTCTTGAGCCAGCAAAAGTTGCAATGCAGAAAATTTTTAGAATAATATCTCGTGATTTAAAAAGAATGATGGGAGCTGTTTCGGCATTTGGTACTGGGACCCTGATGGATGGACTGGTTTCCGCTGTCGACAAAACAAGCACCTGGATGGTTAATCTTGTAGAAAAATGGCTACCAAGAGCTGAGGGGTTTTTTGGTCGAATCGGGGATTGGTGGGATGGTTTTAAATACGGCTGGAAGCAAATGGTTGACTCGATGCGACCATTCCTTGAAGGTGCAAAGGTTTTAGAAGAAGCCTTCTCACCAATCTGGAGCGCGATAAAAGCTGGCGCACAAAACTTCACGCAATTTAATGACCTCCTACAAGAGAACCGAACCCAAGTTCTAGAATTTGGTGAAAGAGCTGGTGAGCTTATACGTTCGGTTTCTAATTTCGCAATGAAACTTAAAGCAGCATTTTTTGACGTTTTGCCATTGATTAATGATGTTGTTAAGGGCGTTAAAGAAATGTTCGACCTTCTTGCTGGTGGTATGACGAAGTTTGCCGGTGCTGGGATGTTTGGCTCTCTGTTGCCTCTGATGGCCATGTTTGTTGGTGGGAAAAAAATGTCTCAAAATAAGGGCGGATTTCTTCCAAGCAATCTAAGCACAATGAATGTAAATGCAACGAACGTGACCATTGCTGGTCCTGGCGTTGGCGGACCTAGAGCGCCTGGATTTTCAAGTGGGCGCACCGGAGGACCAGTACCAACCGGAACGGGGATGGGTAGCACTCTGCCAACAACTCACGCTGCGTACTACGGTGGCGCAACAGGAACTCCGCGAAACTTAATGGGTCCAGCTGTCGGTCCATTAACACCTGGTTATACGCCTGGAAGACTTGCACAGGCGCGAATGAGAATGCGCTATAACCGTTCAGAAACGCAAATTGGCGCAAGAATTTTTGGAAACGAAAAGGCTGGAATCACAGGACTAAACAACAGCATGACCGCCAGAATGGGGGTCGGCATGGGTATGGGCATGCTGAGCCAATACGCACCAGAGGAAATGAGTGGAGCTCTGGCCCTTGGTGGAACAGTGGGAATGTTTAATCCGATGGCTGGACTTGCAGTTGGTCTTGGTGGAGCAGCGCTTCAGGCTGGCGGAGCTGGAAGCGGCGCACTCGCTGGAGCTGGTGGCGGTGCAGCAATGGGAATGATGGTTGCAGGACCAGCAGGGGCCGCAGTCGGAGCGGCAATTGGCTTGGTTGGCGGCGCAATTATAGGAAATTCAAACAAACTAAAAAGACAAGCAGAAGCCTCAAGAGGGGTTATATCTGGAGCTTTTGATGGGCTGATAAATTCAATACAAAGTGTTGCTGTTACCCAAATCGAAGAGAACAGAAAAATATTAGAAGCTGGTGGCAGCCTTGCAGGCAGAGGCACGGCTCTTGGCGGTGGCTCAAAGATTCTAAATAAAAAACTCGGTGGATTACGCGGTGAAGCAGACAGCGTTTTGGCGATGGGGAAGACAGATAAAACAAGCTACGGCAGAAATGCCCTCGTCGGAGCCGGAACCGGCGCAATGATTGGTGGATATGCCGGGTCCGGTTTTGGTCCAGTAGGAATTGCTGTTGGAGCAGTTGTCGGTGGGGTGGTTGGCGCATCCGTTACTACCGCAGTATCGATTGGTGACTGGGCCATTGGAAAACTAAAAGGCGACGGCAAGAAGGCTAAAGCCCAAACAGCGCTAATTCAAAAAATATATGACAATCAATCTGCTTATGGTCTTTCCATAAGCGAAGAGCAACTTGCGACAATGAAAGAAGACAAAGAGGCCGCGCTTGGGGAATTAGGAAAGAGGCTTGATGGTGTCGGTAAAACCTACGAAAAAATGGATGAGATTTATAGCGCAAGAACTTCACTGCTCGCAGAGATGAGCGGTAAGTCTGGCGCCGAAATAGAAGTTCTTGCCCAGCAACTTGGAGTCAACCTTTATGACTCAACGGTTGAATTTACTGAGGTTGCAAAAGCTCTTGGGGTGGCGCTTGTGCGAAGCGCAGCAGAAATGAAGGCAGCAAATCGCGAAGCGCTGTTGGCACCAACAAGTATGTTCGAGACTGAGATAAAAGCTATCAAGGCATCAGAAACGCTTGACATGAAAGCAAGAACCATAAAAGACCAATTTGCTGGCGGCGCGCTATCAGAAGAATCCAAGATGCAATACGTCATGGATATGTCTGCAGATATGCTTTCGTTCTATAAGGGCGATGCAATTAAAGCATTTTTTGAGATGCAAAAAGCAGTTGGCGTTGGTGGAACCCAATATCAAGAGGGTAATGCTTTGTCCGGGATGGAGGGGGCGCTTGCCCCATTCTTCAGCAGAATGTTTGCTGAACAAAAAACGAATTTGATAAACCAGGGGATAGTAGGCATTCAGGGCAAACTTGGTGAAAGCAATTTGACAGCAAGCAATGCCGACCTGAGCGCGATGATTGGTGGAATGGACTCTAAAAAGCAACAAGAATTCTTGTCGGTGATTGAAAGTGGAAGTTTTGGTGAGGCCGCGGGAAGAATGGGTGGAACTGAAGCATACCTAAAATACATGGGTCTTGACCCATCAAAAATAAAAGCAATGGACCCAGTAGTGAACGAATTAACTGGAGACCTGGACGTGGTCGCTCAAGGAATGGGTATAGCGGCTGCAGATTTTAAAACCGCAGTAGACAACTTCGTTAAACAGGGAGCAGCAATATTTGGGCCACAAGGCGAAAGACCAGAGTGGTTTACAAAAGCAGCATTTGATGAATTAATGACCACCAACGACACATACTCACCAAGAGGTAAGGGAATTGGAGATACGACATCATCTCGCCTTGAACAGACTATGGGCCGACATGCAGCGATGAATGGTCAACTTGCAGGAACAAGAAACATTACTTCCGCTTTCAGAACATTTGGTCTCGGCTCGCCAAGTTCGGACCATGCCACCGGGAGAGCATATGACCTCACTGGACAAAATCTTGGAGCATATTCAAAGCTCGTCCATGCAAACGGTGGGTTCGCTGAGTTCCACGGGAACAACGCAAATAGACATCTCCATGTTGTCCCTGGCCCTGGGGCTATGGGAGACACAGCAGTTCCATCATTTGGGAAGATGCCGCAATCGATGCCGGGCCAAAGCGGCTCAAGCGTCACAAACAACATCACAGTCAATGGCGCTCCAGGTCAATCACCTGAAGCTATAGCTGCTGCGGTAATCCAAAAGATTGATGCACGCGAAAGAAACATAAGGGAGCGTAGATAATGACTACCGGAGATACAGTCGGACCTTACTACACGGGCTCTATCCGTTACGTTCCAATAAGAACACTAGAACAATACAATCCTAGCAACAATTACAAGGGATTTAAAATTTATGGCTTGTTCAAGGTCACCAACTCCATGCTGGCGAAACCAGACGAGCCGACGGGGGCTGGCTGGATTAGACTTAACACAAAAGAATACTGGAATCCTAAGCCCGAGTTTACAAAAAAGTTACAAGAATATTTTTTGAACGATGAATATATTCTTCAAATATTCGGCGCCAGGAATACTGGACCAAATGAGAGCGACCCGAGCGGAGTCAGTAGCTCGAGACTGGCCGACGCCAACGCGCGAAGCGAACCAAGCTACAAAGCATCCGATGTTGGAACATCAAAACTCTGGGAGTCTTCTATATATCGGGCAACGTTCCAATATGTCCAGTGGGATGAGCTAAAAAAAACGTTCCAATCATCTGGTGCAAAAGGTGAAAATCCATACGGTGGCTCGTC